ATTCTCGAATCAGCCTCAGTATATCAGTTCTCTGATGGAACACTAGTGGCTCCCACTTATGAAGGAATAGTAAACTCTGGTAAGCAAAAGACCAGTAGAGGAAACTCCTTCATGAGGGTTCGTGTCGCTGATCTAGTCGGCTCTCGCAAGACGATAGCAGCCGGTGACGATTGCGTTGAATCTTATGTGGATAATGCGCATATTAAATATGCCGAGCTAGGCTTGGTTTGTAAACAGTATGACATAGTAGATGACAGTTTTGAATTTTGCAGTCGATTTTATGGTCCGCAAGGATCTTTTCCTCTAAATTCAGAAAAGATGGTCATGAACTTACTGCACACCAAACCAAAGACTTCACTTGAATTTGGGATGTATATGTTAGGGTTTGAAGATCAATTGAGATCTCACCCAGACTTCATCAAAATTCGTGAATTAGTGACTCTTTCGGGATATGATGAGGTGGAGGGGCCTCATTATTATTGAAGTAATGAATTCCCAACCCAAACAACAGCGTCAGCGCTACGCTAATAAAACCAACAAAGTCAATCAGGTGGCCAAACAATTGGCCTCGGTTGCACTTAATGGCGCAGCTCCCAAGTCTTCTAGGAGAAATAGAAATAGAAGACGTCCTAATAAAAAGAATAAGACCCTAGCCCCGGCCAACACCATTGCTGCAGTGGAGAGAAATCTCCTCAACAAAGGAGGCCGTATGATGTCAGCTAGCCACCCTTATGTCAAATGTCGATTAAATCCATTTGGCGCTAGTGGTGGAGATGGTATACCAGACGGAGGTAATTCTAACTACATAGTAGTAGATTCCTGCGTGGTTAACACGATTACTGACTCAGCAGCTAGTGGTTTTATTATCCAAACCTTGGGCTTGGTACCAATAGGTGCCTGTCTCACCGCTCTTGGCATAGCCGGAACCCCATCCACAATAACGGTTGATGGTAAAGCTCTATTTACTGGTAGCATAGCTGGACAAGATCCTGCTAATCTCTACCCATTGGCCATCCCGCCACAGTATGATAGAACCGGCTCAGCACCAGGAAAGTTCAAGGATGATCCTTACAATTCAACAGGCGTACGCATCATTGCAGTGCAACACAAATTGACTTACACTGGACCTCCGCTTAACGCGCAGGGAACCTATGTAGTCACTCCAAACACCTTTACTTTCGCAAATAAAGGAGTTTGTGGCACCGGCACAGATCCTACAACTCCCAAGGGTCAATGGTTTAGCTCAAATGGTAGTGGTACTTTCACTGTAGCAGACAACACCCAAATATTGGCTGTTGACGGGGCTATAAATCCCGTCGCTTATGTAAAAGACTCAAAGATTTGTCGCATAGATAGATCTTTGATCATAACACCTAGACACAAGTCTACAAATTTCCCAATTTGTCCGACCAATCCGCAACTACCGTTTATTACAGCAGATAACACAACTGGCACAGCTGTCACGTTGGATAATCTGTTCACTGGTCAAGGACCAGCCATAGATAACATAGCCGTTTACGCCTATGATAATGATTGGCAACACTTCCAGATTGTAGTCAACGGTTATGCGCCAGGCTCAACTTTTACCCTTGAGACAGCTTACTGCTGGGAATACACTCTTTCGAATGTATCACCCTTTACACCTATGTCTAAGAAGGCCTCCCCTGTGAATAAGGCCGCCTTAGATATAGCTCAGAAAGCTGTAAACATGCTACCCACCGGAGGATCCCAT